TTTAGACCGAGTATCTCATATTATCACTGAAATATGGTGGGACCGAAATATTTTAATGGGTAAACTAAAATTATTAACTTCTCCGGGTTTTCATGAAACAGGTGTCGTATCAACAAAAGGTGATATTGCAGCAAACTTAATGAGACAAGGTGTGACTTTAGGTATCTCATCTAGGGGAGTGGGGTCATTAAAAAAAGTTGGGGAAAGAAATGAAGTTCAAGAAGATTTTGAATTAATCTGTTTTGATTTAGTTTCTTCACCGTCAACACCGGGAGCTTATCTATTTTCAAATGCCGATGATAGAGAAAAATATGAGGAAAATTTGGACGAAGAAAAAAAATACAAACAAAAAGACGATTATATTGAGAAGTCAGTTGACTTAATGAAAAAATTAAACGACTTTTTAGGAAAATAAAAAACACATGGAAGAAAAGTATTTCGTAGCAAAAATTCAGTATGACTTACCTGATGAGAATACAGGTAAAATTAGAAAAATCAGAGAAGAGAAACTTGTAGAAGGGTATTCAGTAACAGATGTTGAAGCCAAGGTCACAAAAAAATATGAGGGGTTCACACACGAGTGGAGAATTACTTCAGTCTCTGAAAGTAAAATTGATGAAGTCATCCAATAGCTAAATCAGTTATTAATGAAATAAAAATGGTCATATTAAACCACTTTTATTTTACGTAAATTAAAGTTTATTTTATCTATTAGTTAGATAAAATAAACTTTTTTTGTTTTTGGTAATATTTATAATGAAAATAACAATAATTTTTCATGCAAGAAAATAACAAATTAGTACAGGAGGCTCTTATTCAAATGAAACAAGTTGAAGAAGCGATAGCCGAAAATGCAAAAGGAATACTTGCTTCAACTATGAAGGAAGAAATCAATCAGCTAGTAAAAGAATCTCTTTCTGAACAAGATTTAGAAGATGACGAGATTGACTTAGATTTAGATGTGGATGATGATATGGATTCTGATGAAGAAGACATTGATTTTGATGCTGATATTGATAATGAAGACGAAGATGAAATGGACATGGATTTTGACATGGACATGGATTCTGAAGAAAGTCCAATTGATTTAAGAGGAGCCTCTGATGAGGAAATTCTTAAAGTCTTTAAAGCTATGGGTGAAAAAGATGGTATTATCGTTCAAAAAGATGGTAATGACATTCATTTAACCGATAACGATAATGACTCTGAGTATCTTGTTAAACTTGGTGAATCTCAACATGATATGTATGAGTACGATATGGAGGAAGAAATGGATGAAGAAATGGATGAAGACATGAATTTTGAAATGGAAGAAGAAATGGACGACCAAACTACAGATGACGTACTTGACGCAATATTTGCTAACGGTTCTATGAATGACATGGGTTCAGACCAAGACGATGAAGAAGAAATTATGTTTGAAATCGAATTCGACGAACAAGAAGACCAATATGATAAAGGAGAAAATCCATATGATTTTGAAGGTGACAACCTTGGAGAAGATTTTATCGAAGAACAAGAAGACGATGATGACGAAGAAGAGGAAGAAGAGGAAGACTTAGAAGAGTCTTACAATCTAAGAAGAGCTGTGAGAGAAGCAAAATCAACAATTAAACCTAAAGGTGTTGGAATTGGAAATGGACCAGGTAAAACTGAAATTAAAAAAGTGGCCGGAGGATTCAATGAAAAAAGAAAAGAAGGACCAAAATCAGTTGGAACAGGTAAACCAAAATTTGAATACAAAGAGGGTGGAAATATGGAAGGAAAATCCAAAGTTGTAAAAGCAGAAACAAAAGAAGGTGATTACGGAATGAATAAGGGTGATAAATCTAAAACCGTTAAAGGTGATAAAGATTACACCACTAAAAAAGGTGATACTTTAAAAGGAAAAGCTTTCGAAAAAGAGGAAACTAAAGAAGCTGCACACACTTATGGAATGGGTTCCAAAGAAGGTAGAGGATTAAGAAAAGGTATTACGCCAAATCGTAATAAAGTTTATAAAGAATCTACAGAAGAAGTTACGTTGTTAAGAGAGAAAAATGAAGAATATAGAAAAGCATTAAATGTTTTCAGAGAAAAACTTAATGAAGTTGCAATATTCAATTCAAACTTAGCATACGCAACAAGATTGTTCACTGAACATTCGACTACTAAAAAAGAGAAAATTAATATCTTAAGAAGATTTGACGATGTTGAAACTTTAAAAGAATCTAAAGGTCTTTATCAGTCAATTAAAAGTGAATTATCTAAACCAGAAATTAAAAAATCACTTAGTGAGTCAGTAGAGAACAAAATTCAAAAAACAGTATCTACAGGTTCATCGACTACTTTAATTGAATCAAAAACTTATGAAAATCCTCAATTCCTTAGAATGAAAGATTTAATGAGTAAATTAGGGTAATCAAAATAAATAAATAAAAATTAAAAACAAAATATTTTAAAATGGGAGCATTATTAGAATCAGGATTAGTTGGTAACATCGGGTTAAAACACCTTAAAGTTATCAAAGAAGACACAATCAACAAATGGGACAAATTAGGTTTCTTAGAAGGACTTAAAGGTCACATGAGAGAAAATGTCGCACAACTTTACGAAAACCAAGCATCGTATTTAATTAACGAAGCATCATCTACATCTGATACAGGTGCATTTGAAACAGTGGTTTTCCCAATCGTTAGAAGAGTATTCTCTAAATTATTATCTAACGACATCGTTTCAGTACAAGCAATGAACTTACCAATTGGTAAATTATTCTATTTTGTACCAAACATTCAAGCATACGAAACTCCGGGAGCTCACTACGCACCTTACGGAGCACCAAATGCTACTGAAGGTCAAACACCAAACAGTGGGTATGACTATAACAATACAAAAGACCTTTATGACAGATTCTATGAAGGTAATGAACCAGCTTTAGACCCACCAGGTTTATATGACTATTCAAAAGGACAATTTTCTGCTATCACAGCATCTGTTGCAACTGTTGCATGGGCTGGTGACCAATTAGTTGTTTCAGGATATGGAACATCTGATTACAGAAAAGTATTAATCGTTATGTCAGGTTTTGCATCTGATGGAGCGGGTAAATTAATCGGTCCTGATGGTCAACCAATGGATAACGAATCTTTCTTAGCTGATTTAACTATTAAAGGTGCTGCTGGTAACCCAACAACTGCTGCTAACGCAACTAACCCTTATTTATTTAGAGTTGTTACTCAAAAATATGGTAAAGGTATTGTTGAATACGGAAATAATAACTCTACATTAGTGTTCCCTGATAGTAAAACAGGTGGTGGTCAATATGACAACGTATGTGATGCTCAAGGTAAAATCTACTTAGAGGTTGATTTACAAGTACCAGTTTGTATTACTTGTGGTGGTTCAATGGATGGTTACACAGGTTCAACATTCTCATCTACAACAGCTAATAACGCAGCATTCACTGCGACTTATAGAATCTACAAAAACTTAGAGTTTGAAGATAAAATTGGTGAGGTTTCTTTTGACCTTATGTCAGTAACTGTTTCTGTAACAGAAAGAAAATTAAGAGCACAATGGTCTCCTGAAATGGCACAAGACGTTGCTGCATTCCACAACATCGATGCTGAAGCTGAATTAACAGCTTTATTATCTGAGCAAGTTGCAGCTGAAATCGACCGTGAAATCTTAAGAGATTTACGTAAAGGTGCGGCTTGGAACTTGAGATGGGATTACAATGGTTGGAAACGTTTAGGGTCTTCTGCTGTTCCTTATACTCAAAAAGACTGGAACCAAACGCTTATCACAGCGATTAACCAAATCTCCGCTCAAATCCACAAATCTACATTAAGAGGTGGAGCTAACTGGATTGTTGTTTCTTCTGAAATCTCAGCTATCTTTGACGATTTAGAATACTTCCACGTATCAAACGCTTCTCCTGAGCAAGACCAATACAACATGGGTATTGAAAGAGTTGGTACTCTTGCAGGACGTTACCAAGTTTACCGTGACCCTTACTTCCCACCAAACCAAGTGTTAATGGGACACAAAGGAACATCATTGTTAGACACAGGTTATATTTA